TTAGTTACTGAATAAGAATATTTAACCTTATTTTTCAAAAGGTTTCTTTTTGCTTCTGGCTTTAATCTTGCGTATAGCGGTTTAAATTGATCATTCATAATTAGTGTTTTTTTTAGATTAATTAAATTATTTATAATGCTAATATAAGGCGCAAAATGTTAAATAAATGTTAAAGAAATGTTAAAGTTTTGTTAAAATTTTGGGAGCTCTGAAACCTGAAAAAAAGCAGGCGGGCCCATTGCGTTTAATGGGGCCCACTGCGTTTAATGAGGCCTATTGCGTTTAAAGTTCTGAGTCATTAATTAAACAAGAGCTGGAGCAATAAATTTTATTGTCGGGGATCTCTTTTTCACAGAATGCGCAAAAGTTCGGCGGATCCTGGCTGGGTGGATCGTAATATTTAGAAGGGTAAAACATCATAATCAATATATTTATTATCTTTTTTAATTACAAACCCGCTTTGATCTGTTCGCGCGTCCCCTTTTGCTTTGAGGCCCAAAATAACACCAGAGTGTTCAAGCATTATATCGTCTGACTGATCCCCGTTAACAACCCAGGTATTAAGATATTTTATTGGCATCTCTTCAAAAACTACAGCAACGTTGATTTTGTTTTTGATGGCTAGATCACAATTTAATGAATTACATTCAGAATGTGAAAAAGTTAATTTATAATTATACTCTGTAAAATCTTTGTACTTTATTGCTCTTCTGATGTCTTTTGTATAATCATAAAACACCATATTATCGGCGTAACTTTCCGAACAAAAGCCAAAGTTAACCCGCAATAAATGTAAAAAGTCTAAATCACTGGTTCCGTTTAATCTGATCGCAATTTTATAATTTCCTTTTTTTGCTTTGTAATATTCTTGTATTATTTCCTTATGTAATTGGTGCAAAAAATTCTTTTTGTCCCTAAGAAAATATTCGGTCTTGTTGATCCTGGACTTTACAACGTTTGAGAATTTACCCCGACCAGCCGAAAACAGACAAGAGGCCGCGCAGCCTTTGGAGGCGTGCGGGCAAATGTTAACCCCTTTACTATTTTGATTATAAGGGGCCAAATAAAGAATAAAAGTTTTTAACTTATTCTTTTTAGTTTTTGCGTTTGTCATTCCCTGACTTAATAATTTTTTCGGGATCTTAAACCCGTCAACGTGTTTCAACGTTTCTTTTAATGTAGTTTGAAAATTTGACATATTTATTTTTTTAAAGTGAATCACAAATATATATTTAAAATTGGTTTGCTAATGTTAACGAATTGTTAACATTTGACGCTATCTAAATAATTTAAAACGTTTCTAAATTGCGCAAATGAACCAGGCCCAAAAAATGATCAATACAAAAAATATTTTAATCTACCAAAATTTTAACAGAATTTTAACGTTTGATTTTGGAGGGCCAACCCCACTGCGTTTAAGAAAGAAACCCTACTGCGTTTAAGAAATTGCCAACCCCATTGCGTTTAATGAAGTTGGCAACCCTATTGCGTTTAAGAATTATTACCAAGTGTATCCTTCAATAATTTTACAGCTGATTGAATATGCAAGTCCTGGATCTCATTACTTACTTTCTTTTGTTCTATTGCTACCTTAATTAAATCCGGAAGAAAAAACCAAAGGCTTTCAGATTCTATTGTTAACTCTTTATCTTTCCCATAACTAACGTAAACCTCTCCGTCAGATCCGTGGATCCCATCAATACTGTGAACGTAAGTGTGATTATTTTTACTCATAACTTTATTTAATTTAATTTATTATTAATTATATCCTCTTCAACTTTTTGTTCCAGGACTTCTATTTTTGCTAACAAGACTTCTATTCTTGAATGAAGTGTAACAACTTCTATTCTCAATTCGTCTATTGTATCTGCTTGCTTATTGAGAATTAATCTCAGGTGTTGAGATTCAATTCTCTGGATGTCTTCACTATAAGTCATAATTCTTAATTTTAATATTCTGGTTTAACGTTTCTACTTTACTTGCAATGATAAGATCTTTTTCTTTTTGATCTTTAGCATACATTGGATATCTAGTCCATTTATGTGTTGATACTTTTGTATTGAATATATCATTCATTAGGATCCAGAAGCTCCTGAACCAAACTCTCATTGGTCTAACTATTCTAATTTTATTGTTTATCATATTAAGAATTTAAATATTTGTGATTATGTGTAACATACATTTTGATCTGCCCATCCGGATGATTTGCATAAACCATTTTAAGTGATTCTACAAGGACTTCTAACTCTTGCTGAGTGATTGTCCAGGAATATATTTCTAAGCTCGCTAACGTCTCTTTATATTCTTTCTCATCGCCTTTAATTGTCCAGGACATAACAACTTCAATCTTGATGTCATTGTCAATCTCTTCTCTAGTGTTCTTTACATTCCGCATTGACTTGCGATTGTATTGTTTAATTTTATTTATTATCGTTTTCATTTTTATCTTTTTTATTTATGTGATCTGTTCTAAGTATTTCCTTTTCCCAAAGCTTCTCAAAAGCTTTGTTAAAAGTATGATGATTACATTCTGTAAAACATTCTCTTGCTAATCTGTAAATAAAAGCTCCATCCCATTTACAATATTTAGAAATTAAGCTAGCTAGAATATCTTCGTCACTAATAGCATCTGACTCAGCATAACCAATAGATTTCCTTTCAGAATCAATTAGAGCTTCAATGCTGGGATCTTTCGCAAAAGTGTTATCATAACTACCTTTTAAATTTATTTGATGAAATATACCGTTAAAATCAATTTGGCATTCATCATCTATATCGAACTGCTCGCTAGTTTCAGGATTGAAAAACGTTAATTGATCGCTTATTAAATTTAAAAAGTATTGATGTTGTTTAGGTGATGAGTTCTTATAGAACTCTATCACTTTTTTATAAGGTTCTTTCATAATATATTAATGTATTTTGAAGTTATTTTTTGTATTTCAGAAATTAACTCTTTAGAATTAATAATGTATTTCATATCTATGTAGCCGTCCTTATCTTCTATGAGTCTCCCATACTTTTTATCCAGAACAGCTATCTCTACTTGATGATTGCTATATAATTCATCTTTTGGATCTCTATGCCATCCAAATTGAACTAATGAAATAAGAAACCTGTCATTAATTCTAATTGCTATATTATCGCTCGTTGTATTATCCGTTGCCATAATTAAATAAATTTATAAATTAAACCATTAACTTTAGCTTCAATTAATTTAGCTAAGTTTATCATACGATAATTCTTTTTAGATAAATCATAGACAACTAGTAAGCCTCTAGATCCAGGATCATAGGCCATACCTTTACCAGTAAGACCTTTCTTGACGCCTCTGCGACAATGAATAGTCCTGATAGTACCATTCTTTTTTACGAATGTTGCGCTGAAGATCTTCCCGTTAGAAGTCTCTTCGATAAACTTTTCAACTTTTTTCATATAATTATTTTTAATGTTCGATACAATACTACAAACTATTTTTTTGTCTAATGTTAAATTAATGTTAAGAATATGTTAAAATTTTCTTAACTTTGAAGTATGAACAGAGATCTACTTCGAGGCAACAGAGGAAACTCCAGAGATGGATCTGGAAGCCTACTGAGTTCAGCGGGAAGCCTACTGCGTTTAAGAACTAAACCCTACTATGTTTAAGAAGTAAACTTAATAAAATTAATAGATATGTACATAAAAAATAATGCATTTGAAAACCAAATCTTTGATCACTTTAGAAAAACTCAAAAGACAATAGATGATGCAGTAAAACTTTTAAAAGATAACAACTATAAGGTTATTGATCCCAAAGGTAACCAAGTTAACTAAGATCTTAACCCTACTGCGTTTAAGAGTCTAACCCTACTGCGTTTAACGAATTGAGTAACTTCCTTTAGAGAATCCTTCTAAAGCGTATTGAGCTGCGTAGCGGATTGAGTCGATGCAATGATTCCAACGATCAACTGGTTTTGTTTGGCCTTTGGTGGCCCAAACATAATTATTTAATTCTTTAACTAATTCTGTTGAATCAGGATCAACAATTAAATCAAAGTCTTGTAGAAGAGCAATACCAGATAATATAGATCCTTTTCTTTTTATTGTAGGTCTAATATTAACTCCTTTGAGTTTAACTTCATTTATAAGCCTAGGTTCAGCTGAGTCACAAATAATTAAATGTGGGCCTGCATATCTTATATTATAGTCTGCTATCTGAGTTGTAGAAAGCCCAGGCTTACAATACATTACTTTACAATATATTCTTCTACCTCTTGTATCTATACTTAATTTAGTCAAGACTGTTGGATCTATTGAGAATCCAAAGTCTTGCCCATAATATATATCATAGTTCTCATTGAACTCTCCTATTCTCCAATTTTTAAAGATAACCCCTTCCTGTTTTTCTAACCAGCCTCCAAGGATCTGATGAGTATATTTTTCTGGTCTTCTTCTTCTTATGTCTTGTATTTGATTTAAGAATGATATAGATAGATTATCTACATTATCCTTATAGGTTGTATGTATATAGGTAATACTATTCTTCATTCCATTGTAGCCGTCTGGTATTTCTCTGTTCTCATAGAACCTATTATAGATCCAATGTTCTTTAGTAGTAGGATTTAATATAAGAACACATCTATTCTGTTTAGTCCTTACCCTAACAGACTGATCAATTTTATCAAAGTCATCTTCATTTGTTAATTCTTCTGCTTCATCTAAAACAAATGTAGTAATAGCGTTTAATGATTTTTGAGCTGCTGTTTGATTACCTGATGCTGTTCTAATACCTTTAAATAAAATACTAGATCCTGTCTTAATGTTTGTGATCTCGTCTATAGTTATTCTAAAGTCTTCGACCACCCCCACAATTTCTAACTTCTCTATAAATTCTTGAATAATAGATGAAGCTG